TTGGAGAAGGGACTTGCGATGAGAGAAACTGATAAACCCCTGGAGATGAGGAGTGCCAGAGTCACCAACCTCTCGACCATAGACAAGATACTTAACACCTCCACGAGCAAAATGTGTAGCATAGACAACCAGTCGTTCAGCGTCATAGTTGTTGAGGGTGAAGCACCAGTTCTTCGCTTTCGACATGCTTGGAGATACGACTTGTGTGGTCGTCGTCGACCCCGCTCACGCGGGGATCTCCTCCTCCAGATTCGACTCGCTGCGCGGCTGGGAACCCAGAAGAATTCGCAGTCGTGATTAGAACACTAAAGAACACACGTCTAGGAACATGCGAGAATTCGCAGTCGTGATTAGAACACTAATGAAGGTATGCTTTATGGAACCTACGGGACCGCGGATTCCACGGTCCTCTCACTTTCTTCGTCTTGCCAGCACCAAGACCGATAAGAGCATCAAAGGGTTGAGACTGACGGTAGTTCGTGAACCCACGACGCCCTTTCTTGGCTAACAACATAGCACCGTCAACTCCAACCTTGCGCTTCGAGAATGTCATATCCGACACTACTGCAGCGCCCCGAGAATGTCCTAGAACCGCATCAACACCGTTCCGCGTTGCAACGGAATCGAGATAGGATGCATGCCTTCGCCTTGCTCGCAGAGAGAATGATTGAGCAGCACTTAGACCTAACAAGGCGGCGGCGCCGCGAGGCAGGGCTTCAAGACCGTTTGAGATCCATTCGCGCCCGAACCCTTTAAGAGTCGTACCACGAACGTACATCTCGTTTTTACGAGAGATGGGATTCTTACGAATAGCGTAACCTTTAGGAGACTTATACGCAGAATTGAAGCCTTTTTCTAGCTGATAATCAGCGAACTTAGAACCATATGTAATGCCAGGAGTGGAACGTTGGGGACCAGAAACGCCATTATTCCAATCGTAGTTACGTTGATAGGCGTTAGTGAGGGTTTGAGCCCTCTTCTTTTGAGATTCAAACGACATTAGCCAGAGACAGCAGTTTGATACATTCGCGCTTTTATGACCTTTCCGGCGCGAGTGTTCTCTCCGCTTTCAACTCGGCTTTCGCGGACCGAGTCAAACTTGCGCTTGTTTCCTTGGCATTCAGAGTGATAGCGGGTCATGAAGGAACCTTCGTCGTACACGACTTCCTGATTGGACACGACGTGAAGCATCAGACGCGTTGGAGATGCTGACCCGCTGCGACCATGGACACGAATAAAGACCATATCATAGTTCTCGTTGTCCAGGTTGGGACCGGCAAACTCCAAGGTCGTTGCACGAGGAATAATATTGAAATCGTGGTCATTGCCCTGAGGCATGAGATGAAAGAGGTACTTGTGAATGTCACGAAGCTTTCCAGTGCAATACGTCGGGTGTTCGACAAGATTGCTGGAAGACAGAGCCGGCAAAGTGCCAGCGGTAGAGGCACCGATAAAGACACCGTCTTCGCCGTCTATTTCAGCAGGACCAAACCCAGAATCATCGGAGCCTTGTACACGAATTGCCTCGAACCATCCGTCGTTCTCGTCGGAGTTGTTGATCAAGGTGATCTTGAGAGCCTGTGAGACAATGCGCCATTTGTGAATGGGCGCTGAAATCTGCCCGTAGGGAGAGTCGCTAAAGCGTCCGTGGTCGTTGTAGGGCATAGAACGAGTATTTCCAGAGATGGCGGTATCGCTGGAGTCGATAACACATCCATTACCAAGACCCGGGAACAGTAGAATATCAATAGGCCCGGTGGAATCATTGGCAATCTCAGTAACGGCTTGTAGCCTCAAACCAGTGGAAGCATATGTCTTGCCATCAGGGATCTTTGGATTTGTGGTGGCCGTGGAAAACGGGTTGTGATAAACCGCAGAACAGGCTGAAAAGTGGCTCTTGCCAACTCGCCCAGCGCTCACAAATCCACGGCGGTAAGCACCTCGGCGATAGCGACCAACGCGCCTTCGCGAATAGGTGCGCCGACCTGGGATCAACCGTCGGCTATAGTACGCCATGCCAGTATATTATGAATACTATCAATATGTGTCGTCGGACAGTGACAGTGAATGCGGCGATGAAATGTCCAAAACAAGGACCGGGACTGAGCAAGGACCTCCTTTGCCAGATGGACCGATAGACGACGGTGGGACTCCCAACACGGGAGCTGAAATATGGGATGGGACCGTTACGGTAACATCAAGTGGATTCAACCCAAACTATATACAATCGTATGTAGGAAGTGTCCGAGGATTCACCCCAAGGAACGCACAAGGGTATCAGAATGGCGTGGCAGGATACACGGGGCCTATATATGGAGGTATTCAAACTCTCCAAAAGGACACCATAGCGAGCGTGCCGAGCGTTACAGACCATTCACCAGCGGGTATAGGATGGATCACACCAGCAGCTTGGGCGTCAGCAACATGGGACGGTATTCCGTACGATGTGACGGGAAAGACGAAGGCTCAGATATGCAACTGGGTATTTCCAACATCAAACACAATGAGGGGGCTGCGTCAACTGTACGAGGCAGCACCGCCTTTCGCAAACCCAAGATATCCAACTTGGGGAGAGATAGACCTGTGGAACATCAAGGTGGTCAACCACTTCAGGGCATTATTCGGCATCGGACCGATAACGCCATCTTACAGGCTCTACAATGAAGCCCAGTGGGCAACAGAGAGAAGATGGTCGACAAAGTGGAACTCGTATCCAGCGTCAAGTGCGCTTACATACGGACCATGCCCCAACGCAAATGTCCATTGCGGAGCTACGTTTATTCCCAGCATTGCAGACCAAAACTGGTTGTTGCCAGGAAACCCAGGAGCGACTGTTGGAGCTTCGACGATGGTCAGAGAATCAACAAACGAAGCGCTCGGAGGGGTGAATACGAACATACCGTGGTCCATCAAGTTAGCAAGGGCGCTCTCGGTGTTCCTGTGCTACGAAGGCTTGGTGGGGCATACAGGGCCCTTCTTACGAAGGCAGAAGATCGGAATGATCTTCCATGATCTGGGAGATGGGACAACCCAGATAAGGTTCAAGTTCGGAGGAACTTATACTGCATTCGCAGGTAGTTAATTTAACATGGAGGTTAAAGTATAATTTTTTTAAGAGTGGGCCGGAGAGTGGGGAGGACCGGCCCAGGGTGGCTGTAATACTGTATTTAGCCACCCCGGGCCTCCAGCAGGGTTAAGGATATCCATACGTGGGATTGACGTCATCATACACCGTGACGTCGTAGTCGTTAAAGTCGGGTGTGGGTGTCAAAGTAGCTGCGGTCGACGCCCAGGTGGACGCAGAGGCGGATGAACGCAGCGCGGGCGCGGGTTGAATGTCGAAGCGTGAGACCTGCCCTAAGATTAGGCCGGATAGAACGATAAGCACGACCAACGAGACGTAGAGTGTGACCATCAATGCGACGACCTCGGGTGTCTTGAATCTCTCGGAGTTCGATGAGACATTGGGAGGCGAGCTCATACTGGGTGATAAGAAGAAGATCACGAGCGCGGCGAGCAGACATTTTATACCTGAATTAAATTATAACGATCCTCAGAGAGCTTGGTCATATCGGGCGCCTCGTTCATGAAAACAAACAGGTGGCACTTTTTAAGGCGCTTCACTCTTGATTGGTACTTCGGGGAAAAGACAAAACCGTTCTTTACTTCCTCCAAAAAGTCGTACTGGATGTACTCGCCCTGCTTCGACCTCGGCGCGTCCACAAAAAAGGCACGCATCGTCGGGTCCAGGCAGAAAGCCATGTCCGCTTTCTTCCCAGGTACAATTACCTGAGCATCCTCATGTTTCGAACAATACCAGTGAGCAAACCAAGTCTTTCCAGAATTACCAGCAGTGTCAACAACAAAATGGATCGTACGGTCATCGGGTTCGGAGTCAAGGATAGCCTTTGCCTGCGACTGCCAATCGCGCAACTCATGTTCCTGAACCTCCTTCATGGGCTCATGATCCTTCACGAAATCGTGGACAAAGTTGGGGTAGCGTGCGCAGACGTTGCTGTGAATGTCACGGAGCGTCTTCATGTCGTAGCAACCTTCGCGGACAGAGTCTTTAAAGCGGTCAAGCTCCGATCGCTTCCCGTCGTTGTAGACCATCTCCCCATACTCCTCGTAATCACCTTCCTTCTTACAATACTCAACAGCAGCAGGGAGGTTACGGGCAATCTCAAGATGAGGCGCACCAGTTAAGAACTCTTTGGTTTGGAGAAGGGACTTGCGATGAGAGAAACTGATAAACCCCTGGAGATGAGGAGTGCCAGAGTCACCAACCTCTCGACCATAGACAAGATACTTAACACCTCCACGAGCAAAATGTGTAGCA